CAAGCGCGTGCTGAGAGCCGGTAGCTAGCTGAGCGTTGGTTGGGTTGTCAACAGCAGTACCAGACAAGGTAGTGCCAGGAACGTGGAAGCTGTGATGGTAGTCCACAATAATGCCATCTTGCTTGGACGGTGCATTGCGAACCGTCTCGATCTCAAGGGGGGTCTGTTCACCCTCAAGCATGACGCCATCACCGCAGAGGTAGCTAACAAACTGCCGCTGTTGGCCGCTGGTGCCAATGATCGGAAGTTGGTCATCAACCACGACCTTAACGTTAAAAGCGCTACCAATCAGCAAGCGCGTATTAATGCCCCTGCGGTCAGCATCATAGGTCAAGAAGCCTACTTGCTCAAGATAGGCTTGAACAAGAGAGTGACAGAACAGAGTAGTGATCTCAGACTGCCGCTCACCCAGCTTGTAACGAGCTTCGATAACGTTTTCAGCCGTCATCCAGTTGGCGATGGTAGAGCCAGTGGTGACAGACTTATTTACGTTATTGGTGGCATTAAGCGGGCCGCCAGTGCCAAGTAGGCCCTCAAGCTGAGCAATCAGCTTACGGGTCTTGATCTTGTTAAGCGCCGGCTCAAGTTGACTTCCAAGCACTAGCAAGGGGTCTTCGCCGCTGGCCAGCTTCGAGAGCTTGTCAACAGCGTAGGCAAAGCCCCGGTGGGTGATGGTGGCGTACTGAGTGGCGCTGGTGATGCCCTGAAAACTAAAGTGCCCTTCGCCAGAATCGCCCCACTCACGGCCAGAATCCATCCTCTCTTCCACCGGGTCAATCGGTCGGAAAAACGGCGCTTCGACCCGAACGCCGATAGCGGAGGTGAGGAGCTGGTTGCTTCTGGCCAAAATGCCAGAGCGAACCATCATGGACTTGTTAAAAATCTCTTCTTGAAGGTAGGCGGCAAATTCGCCAGAAGTAGCAAGCCGCGTAAGGCTTGTTACATCGCCGGCAAAAGTACCGCCCAGGTTACCAAGGAACACTGGAGGAAAAGCAGAGGTTGTTTAGTCGGCATGACCGCACAGCCGTCGATGCTTTTGCCCAGGGCTCGGCACAGCTTCACCCCTGGCCGCGAGAGGCGATGATAGCCTCCGCTTCAGTTTTCAGCCTAGCAGCTAAATCGGGATCTTCGACCTGTATGCCAACCCGCGCAGTGACACTTCCACCCGGCAGCCACGGATTGGCGACCGCAGCGCCGCCGGTAGCGCCAGAGGCGCCCGTGGCCGGCCTGGAGCCCATGCCACCGCCACCGCCTTGGGGTCTGAACAGATAGGCATACCCATCCTTTTTGCGGAGCTTGCCGGCCAGATCGGTGATAGCAACTTCTAAGCCGTCAATAACCGCAATAGTTTTGCCGTTCTTGTCTTGAACAAGAGAATGTAGCAATGCCCATGCGTGCTCAGGATGGAAGACTTCAGCAGCATTGAAAACAGCAAGAAAATCGGTTCGCTTGCGATCCTCGACGCGCTTAGTATCTGCTTCTAAAATGGCCTTGTCCTTTTCTTCGTTTTCTTTTCTTAGCGCTTCAATGTTTTCGTTTGCCTGTTTTAGCAGCTCCTGAAACTCGCCCTTTTGCTCCATCTCTTTCCTTTGGCGCTCTGCTTCCTTGTCTCTCAGCTCCTTAAGTTCGTCGGCTACTTTTTTCTTTTCAGTTAAGATTGTATCTTTGTTGCCATTCAAAGCCGCCAGTTGCTGTTTGAGGTCTTCGGCTTCTGCGGCCTTGCGTTGCAATTCTGCAATTTGTTCAGCGGTGAGTTCCATGACTTGATTGGTGGATGCGCTATACTGTAGCGCGTAACCGATTCATTGCACCATGGCAACTACCGCCCCAGCCCCTGCCGCCTCGGCTAAGCCCAGCGCCCCCACCGCTGTTCCCGCTGCGCCCGTGGCCACTGCGCTTGACTCTGCCGGCGAGATCGCGCAACTTAAGGCGGAAATAGCGCGGCTTCAATCGCTTTCCGAAAACTCGCCGGCAAGCGAAGACAAGCAGGCCGGCCCTGCAGTTGAGAGGATCGACATGTCCGGCATGGTGCTCGAAAAGTCTGTTGACGAAGACGGCCAATGCACGACCAAGGTACTAAAGCAGCCGATGATCAATCCTGAGATGATCCGAGCCACTAAAGCAGTTCAGCGCCAGGCAGGCTTCTGACCACAGCGCCCAACTGAAAGCCCCTGAACTGCTGCGTGTAGCGGTTCAGGGGCTTTCTTTGTAGTAAACGCGCAAGGGCGTGGAAGGGCTGGACATAGCCGCCTTCACTTCTGCGGCCAAAGGACCACGCAAGATAGATGCCATGGCGCTTTCCGATCTTTCACTTCTCCAAGCGTCAATCTCTTTCTGAACCTCCTGTGAAGTCATCGCCTCTACCGTGCCGGACTCAAGGATAACCTCAGCCCTTTGCATGGCATTCCGCAAGCGAGTAATGCGCTCGGATCTTTCGGCGCCAGAATCAGGCGCCAGTGATATATTCAGGTGAGTTTCCTCAAAGCTGAAAATACACTCCTCACGCACTGCCAGCGCTTGCTGTTCGACCAGCGCCAGAAGGCGAGAGCGAGCGTCCTGATCCTGCGGCACCATTGGCGTTCTGCGCTTTTTGCTGCTCAAGCATAACACGCTCTGCCTCTTTTTTCAACTCTTTAACGGCTTTGCCTAGCTCAACTAGGTCCACGTCCTCAGGTATCCATTCGCCTTGGGCCAAGATGCGATGGAATAGTTCAGTCGTAATTTGGCCACTGGTTTCTATGTCAGCCAGCACGGCCACGTCTTGGCCTAGCAGGCGATAGAAGTCAAAGTCTTTGTCGATAACAACCCTAGGTGGCTCTATGCCTCTGTATTCTGCCGCCATTCTAAATGCTTCATTAAGCGCAGCTTGCGTTTCAGTTGCAGCCACTGATAGCACGCAGTTGGCTTGCTGATGGTCGATACGCTTTGCGTCGGCACTTTCAGCTACATGCTTCTGACCTAGCAGCTTTGTAACGCCAAGATGCGAGATTTCATTCTCCAAGCGATCAAGTAGAGCCGCTTGCGCCGCAAAGGAGCCGGCGTCACACTTAACCCAGTACGCTATAGATGGGTGAGGCATTTTAATGGCATAGTTTTGCCCCGTAATTGCCTCCACCCCATCGTAATCCTCAAGTACCAGCAAACCAATGGCAGCGATATGCAGCGAATGCAAAAGGTCTGCCAAGCGCCGGTAGTGGGCAATGTTTAGATGCGCAACATCAGATAGCGGGGGAGTGGCGCATAAAAAGCCTTCTTTTTCCGCGTAAATGTTTACCAGTGGAACATAGTCAAGAGCAGTGAGCCCAATGCTGCCTGTTGGCTTGTTTGCCTCAAACACTTCGTAGGCGCCAGGGATAAGAACGCGAGCAATAAGAACGTACTCCTCTCCGTAGGCGCCTTTGGCAACTTTACGCTCTTCCTGATAGCGAAACATCGTTAGCTTTGCGCCAGGGTCGTCGCTTTCTCGCCGGCTGCCTAAATACTGCCATGGATCAACCGGCACAAAGTATGGGCGCAATGGTTCGATTTGATCGTCAGCAGACCGCGCCTCGCGCCTTTCTGCGTCAACAATTATCGACGACATTCCATAGGTAAGCGCAACTTCGAGCCGCTTTAGGGCAAACAAATCCAACGAAGTGCCGTCACCATCAACATCTTTCCTAAATTCCTCTTCCCAATAAGGATCACCGCCCTCCAGCTTAATCATTTTGCGCATAACCATGCCGGCTGCGTTATGAATTAAGCGCTTGGTAAATGGCGCCAAAACAGAAAGATTAACGCGAGCTTTCCACGGGTCAATAGTTTTGTTCTTGGGATCTGGATGTTCCCTTGGTTCACGCGGCAGGTAAATTTCTCCATTTGCGTGTAAATACTCAGTTCCCTTAGTAACCGCCTGCATTATTTCCCACTTTTGCCGCATTCGCTTAACCGTATCGTCCATAAAAAATGGACTATTTACGTCTATGTAATTTGGCAGTGATATTGCTCTGGTTGTTAGGTTCATTGCGGCAAAGCGTTTCCGGTCAGCCTAGCCTGCCGGCGCCAGGATGCACAGGTTACAGTCGATGGATGGATCGAGTCCCCATGGCGACAGCTACTGCCCCTACGGGACTTCGCCCAAGTGGCGATATTGTAGTAGGCAAAAACCGGCTTTCTCTGCGGCCAATGCAGGGGATGATTTTTAATGATCGACGCCGTTTTCGTGTTGTCTTAGCTGGCCGGCGTGGTGGAAAGACGGTGCTGGGGGCAATCGAAATGCTGCGCGGCGCTAGTGAGCGCAAGGGCAATTACTATTATGTTGCGCCAACGTATCGGATGGCAAAAGAGATCGCTTGGGATACTTACAAGAGTATTATTCCCGAACGTTGGATAAGAAAGAAAAACGAATCAAACCTTAGAATAGA